AAAGAGCTGACTTAGGCGATTGGAAGAAATTCTGCTTAAATCTTACAAACATCGCTGTTCCATCATTAATCGCTAATGATTTAGTCATCGTTCACCCAATGACTTCTTACAGTGGATCTGTTGCTTACTTACGTTATGTATCTAAGACTGACAAGGGTGACATCAAGAAAGGCTTCGAATTCAATGGCGTATTCGGTCTTGGTGAAGCAAACGAAGCAAGAACTGCTTTCACTTCACAAGTTATCGTTGAAACTGTTGGTTCTGACGGTCATGTTGCCTTAAGCCCAATGGCTACTGGCAAATTCGAAGGTGGCAAAGATGCTAAAGTCATCAGCCCAGCTGGTGTCGTTTCTTACATCACTGCTACTGAATTAAAAGCTGGTGTTGAAGCTGGTTCCAAAGTTGCTTACTTCTCTGAAGAATTCCAAATGGAACACGTTCCTGCACAAGACATCCCAACAATTGGTCCAAAAATGGAAAGAATCGCTCTTGTTGCTGAACCAAGACGTATCGCTGTTCGTTACGACCAAATCACTGCTTTCCAAGCTAAGACTGACTACGGCTTCTCACTTGACAAACAAATCGCTGAACAAGCTTGTGGTGAATTAGCTTACGAAATCGACACTGAAATCGTCGATATGCTTTACAAAGCTGCCTTCGACCATGAAGAAGTTCTTGAATGGTCAAAGACTCTTCCTGTTGGCGTTAGCAAATTTGAACACTACAATGGCTTCTTAGAAGTTATTGAACAAGCCAAAGCTGTTATCTACAACAGAACAAAGAAATTCCATCCTAACTATATGGTTATTTCTGCCGACGTCCTTCCTGTCTTACGTTTCGTCAATGGCTTCACAGCTGTTAAGAACGCAAAGATGAATGGACCTTACAAAGTTGGTGAATTAGATGGTTTATCAATCTATGTTTCTCCAGCTCTTGTTTCTGGCGAATTCTTCCTTGGTTTAAACGGTTCTGATATGATGAGCTCTGCTGGTGTTTATGCACCTTACATGGCTATCGTCCCAACCCAACTACTTGGAACACCAGATGGTGGTTTAGCACAAGGCTTCTCAACTTGGTATGCTAAGGCATTACTCAACAAGAACCTCTTAGTTGCTGGCCGCATCGTTGCCTAATCTAGTTTAGGTTAGAATAATTAAAACTAGGACTCCTTCGGGAGTCCTTTTTATTAGCTTTTAAAAGGGATTTAATAGATTTATTTGCTAAATTATCTAGGTGATGAAGAATGAAAAAAGTAATAACTTACGGCACATTCGATATATTACATTATGGGCATATTAATCTTTTAAGACGTGCTAAAGCACTTGGCGACTATCTTATCGTTGCGATTTCTAGTGATGATTTTAATGCCATTAAAGGTAAAAAAGCATATTATCCATATGAAATAAGAAAAATGATGCTAGAGTCAATTAAATATGTAGATGAGGTTATTCCTGAAACCTGTTGAGAACAAAAAGTGCAAGACATGCATAAATATAATATAGATATTTTTACTATGGGAAGCGATTGAGAAGGCAAATTTGACTTCTTAAAAAATGAAGGCGTCGAAGTAATATATCTACCAAGAACTGAGGGCATAAGCTCTACAAAAATTAAGGAAGACAATCATTATGTATAATTTTATGCAAATATATGGCAGCTGCGCAGCTGTGCACTATCTCGGTCCAGATAGAATCAAAGGCCCAGTCGATAACGTAATTGCAAAAGGGCAGGGTCTAATATCGGCATTATTAGACGGAACTTATATGGAACACCTTAAAAATAGTATACCCGAGATAAAATCTCGTAATCCAATATTTTTAGGCGATAGCCCAGTATATTACTGCTATGACATAGTTAATATAGTACACGAAGACCCAAGAACAGACAAATACCAAGAAGTCTTACAAAAGCGCTTAGCTAATTTTAAAGATTTTTTAGCACAAGTAAAGTCTAATGATAATTATTATTTTGTATATTCATTAAATATTTTTGACCTTAATAAAGACCTTCATAAACTTAACGGAAATATTTTATTGAAAAATATTGAATATCTGAAAGAAAAAAAGCTTTTAGATAAAACTATATTTGTTGGCTGCACTCCAGGAAAAACGGGAAGAACGTGATGAGATTTTTGGTCTAATGACTTAATTCCATTAATTATTAAATATAACCTAAAATACGTAGAAGTCATAGAAATGTGCTATGGGATAACGCCAGACCAGGATAAAATATTAGCTGCTAAATTCCAAGAATCAGTCAGTGCCACAATTAAAAATGGCACGGACAAAAAATATTTGCAGCCACGAGATAAAAAAGGAAATTATATTATTGTAAAAGACAAACCTAAAAAGCTACAAGGCTATCTTAATACACCGGGCTTTTTTGGATTATAATATTATAAAGAAAAGGATAATAATATGAAATTCGTTTTATTTGATAGATTAAGAAAAGCTGGAGATAATGCTGAATATTTTTATAGATTTTTAGAGCAGTATCACCCAGAAGTCACAATTAAATATGTACTAAATGCTGATAGCCCTGATTGACCAAGGCTACTAAAAGACAAATTTAATCTAATTGATGCCAAAAATACTAAAGTACTGCAACAAGAGGTAGATTCTGCAACATATATTTGTGGAGCCTACTTGCCATTTCATACTATTAAAGGAATTAGTTTAGAAAATACTAATTTTATTTTCTTAAATCATGGCTGTTTTTATAGAAAACTGGCATATTTAGTTAATGCTAAATTTGATCTTATGTTAGCTGGAAATAAATTAGAATACGATACACTAGTAAATTTATATAAATTTCCAGCATCAAAAATTGCATTAACCGGTCAGCCTAGACAAGATAGCCTCATTATAAATAATAAAAATTATATAGGACCAACAAATAATATATTAATTCAATTTTGGTGAAGACCTTGACTAACTAAAGATACCTTTGAAAAATCATTATTTTATAAAAATGTATCAGCTTTATTACAAGATGATAGAATTAAAATGTTGGCAAAAAAATATAATGTTAAATTTTTATTTAAACTTCACTGTGAAATGGAAAAATACGAGTCATTATTTAAAAAGTTTACTAATGTAGAATTAGTGCCAAATGCAGATTTATTTGAACCATTGTTTATAAAAAGTAGTTTAATAATTACAGATTATACCTCAAATGTATATGAAATGGGCATGGTTAATAAACCTTGCATATATTTTGAACCAGACTGGAAAGAACTAACTGCAAATTTATTAAAAAAAGACGGCTCTGTTTTCGATATAAATACCCAAGGTATTGGGCCAGTCGCGGACACACCAGATAAACTATTTACTATTTTAGAAAAAACATTGCAAGCAGATTATAAAGTTGACGCTAAATATACAACGCGCAGAAAAACTCAAATAAGTTTTATAAATGATCCCAATTGTTGTAAAAGAGCCTATGAAGCAATTATAAAATTACCAGCAAAGAAAAAAGCTGTAATACAGGCTAAAAAACAGGAAGAAAAAAAGAAAACAATTGGACAACAACCAAATACCTACTTATATTTTTAATGGAGGGCTACTATGTTAAAAAAATGCTTTGGAATACCAAGCTGACTACCAGATAAAGAACCTGATAGAACGCAACGTATGAATAGACTTAATAGATTATTTACACAATTAAATACTTTGTGGCCGGATATAGATATTTTAGTTATTGCACAAAATTGGAAAGATTTTAATCCTGTTAAAACAGCTAATAAGCAAGTTATTAAAAAGTACCCAGAGTTAGGAATTTTAAATGCACGCAAAACATTGCATGATGAATTCTTAAAATTAGGCTATGATTATATTATTATGATGGATGATGATTGCATTATCCAATGTGATAACGAAACAGCTCATATAGATTATATGAATGAAATAGATAAGCATCCAAATGGTTTTTGCTTTATTAGACCAAGTGGAAAAGTCCACGCATCTAATATAAAATACCATCCTTATATCGGTGCACAATTAAATTTATGCGCAATTTCTAAAGCTATTTATGAGAAAGAGCAAATGGTAGACATTGACCCACAAAAAAATGAGGGATATGAAGATACTATTTATGCTTGTTTATTACACAATAAATATGCGAAAGACGAATTCATTGCACCTAATACAATTAGACCAATACAATTCATGAATCGCCAAGAAAATGTTGTATCTACTTGAGCAAATGTTAGACGACCTCATCAGTTAATAATTAGAAATACACATAGAATTCAAGAGTATATTGTTAAAAATAAGTGTTTTCCTGCTAATTACAAAGACTTAATTGAAGAAGAATATAAAGCTCCAGAACAGGTTGCAGATGGCAAGAAAAATACTTATTTATACTTCTAAACTGTATAATATAATATGATAAATGCAGTAATTGGAATTATAAGCTATTTGCCAGATGACGCAAAGCTAAGAAAGAGACGTATTACCGATTTTAATAATTTGTTAGAGCAATTAAATGACTTTATGCCTATGTTGCCTATTTTAGTCATAGCTCAAAACTGAAAAGACTTTACACCGCGTGAGGTGGAAAATAAACTAATAATAAACCATTATGAGAAGCTCGGAATCTTGGGGGCCAGAAAACAGCTCAGAAAAGATTTTTTAGCCACTTCTTTTAATTATATTATTATGTTTGATGATGATGCAGTTCTTAAGGTTGCACACCCACATTTAATTGATGAATATTTACAATTAATGGAAAAGAACCCTAATGGCTTTGCTTTTATATCAAGGGAAGACCGTTATGAAAGACATTTGCATAGATTAAATCCTTATAATCCTGCACAGCTAAATTTTTGTGCAATTTCTAGGATGATCTATGAAAAAGAGCCTTTTCCTGAAATTGACCCGCAAAAAAATGATGGCTATGAGGACTGTATTTGATCATATCTTTTATATATAAAATACAATGGACTAGAATTTACACCACCTCGTGGGCTTTCTTGTATACAATGAGATAACAAAATAACATGCGAGCAATCTACTTGGTCACAAGATATTAATATAAATGACCTGCAATTAAGACAAAATACCGCAAATATTTTAAATTATATTGCAGAATATGGGGACCTCCCAAAAGACTTAACAGTTATACCAAAAGATAAAAATGTTTGAATGTTATTTTTAAGCTCCAATGACTATTATGTCTATTTAACTTTAGGGCTATATAAAAATTTATTAGACGTATATACCTGCTATCCTATATACTGTGCAGTAACTAAAGAAGTTAACCAAAAAACAAGGTCTATATTACAAACAGTTGGAATAAAACTAATCGATATAGAAGATGATATAGTTAAAGTGCAAAATATTTGTAATTTGGATTGATATGCAAAAGCTATAAAAAAGCTTGCGATTCTAGGGCAAAATTTTGAAAATAAATTTGAAAAGATGGTCTATCTGGACACTGATTTATGGGTTAAGCAAAATGTAGATGAAATTATGGGTATGCCTCATATGTCTGCCGTAATTGATCAGTCGCCAAAGCCCATAAAGCCATATGTTTTAGGGAACTCCGTTTTTTGCAGCGGATTATTCGTATGAGATTTTAAACATAATCCAGGACTTGGACAAAGACTTTTAAATACACTAAAAGACTTGCCAAAAAATATTTCGTGACATGATCAAACAATATTAAATTATTGGTATAAAGATTGGATTTATAAAGAAGAACTTCATCTAACCTCTAGCTATGGATTAATGAATAGCTTAGCAGAAAGAGGCGCACCGTCTATCGTAGGCTTTGTTGAAGAAGGCCAATTAATACTACATATGGTAAGTAGAAATAGAACAGACTGGCCGTTTAAAACAAAAATTCATGTCACACCACACCAAGTTTTCTTTAAAGATTGGGTCAAATCTATTAGTGAAAGTATAATATATTTTAAAAATAAATATAATATTGATATAGAATTACTAAATCCAGACAATATTATTGATGATTTTGCCAATTAAAAGCTCAATTAAATTGAGCTTTTTGTTTTATATTATTATATTATTTGCTAAATTAATTGATAAGTTGCCGATAAGGAGGAGTTTTATAACAGATGAAAACACAAGACGTTATTGAAGAAGTAAAACTTGAACTTACTGGTGGCGTCCTTGAATTAGAGATAGAAGATGAAACGATAGCCCTTGCTGTTAAAAAATCGCTTAGAGAACTACAACGTTATTGGGATGAGCCATCATTCCTAACGGTGCCGTTTAAATCTTGTATAGATTTAGATGAGCTTGGATTAGAATACTGCTCGATAGTTAAAGTATATAGATTAACTGGCATGGGCAATTCTGATGACGCTACCAATGCACTTACTATGGACCCACTATTTGCTCAACAATGAATGATATTTAGTAATGCTGGCACTATGTATAATGTTCAAGATTATGTCATGAACTATGCCGCATGAACAACATTGTCGCAGCTAAGAAATACCATGTCTACTGATATGGCATTTAGAGAAGATAAGCATAACCACAAGTTATACATAAACAACAACATGTCATCACCTGGATACGTTACAATTGAATTTATTCCTAAACTTCAAAAAGTAGATGATATCCAAAGTGATTACTGGCAAGACATATTAATCAGAATGTGTATTGCACAAACAAAAATTATATTGGGAAGAATCAGAACGAGATTCACTCAATCAAATGCCCTTTGGACACAAGATGGCGAAAAGCTTCTTGAAGAGGGCAACAATGATTTGAAGGAACTTAGAGAAGTTCTAAGAGTCAATAGTCAATTGATATACCCTATCGACTAGGGAATGTAAATAAGGAGAAAAGACAAACCTATGAAAAAAGAAACAGTTGAAAAATTTGATCTTGAAGCTGCATTTAAAGCGTTAGACGAAATCGAAATTCCCGTTGCTGAGAAGGGTATTGCTGCCAATAGAGTAGACTTAAAGGAAAGATTCAATCAAAAGTCGGCGCATGAGACATTAGTTGAAGACTATTATAATGTTAATGATAATGAGTCTCTTAATGAAGCACAGGAAGACAGAGAGGGAGAAGTTGCACAGGCTAAATTAGCCCGTATTGAAAAAATCGTTGATTTAGATGCAGAGTCTCCAGAAGATTTGCTTCCATCTTATGTTGGCAAAGTAATTATTCAATGCCCACAATGTATGACATTATTCTATAAGAATCCAGAAGATATCGAACACTCTGAAGAAAACCCAGAGGTCGTCAATATCAATGAAGTCTGTCAACACTGTGGAAATACCTCTGGCTACACATTAATCGGCAAAGTAGATTCAGTATCTGAAGAAGAGGCTGCTAACTATGAAGCCGCTGAAGAACCAGAAAATGAATTAAATTTAGACTTTGATTTAGAAGAGCCAGCAGAAGAAGAACAACCTGCTGAAGAAGCACCATCTGAAGAAGAATTAGATTTAGATCTTTCATTAGAGGAAATCCCAGAAGAAACAGAGGAAGAAAAGAAAGAAGAGGCCTTTAGTGTTTCTGGCTCGACTCCATTAAATGAGGACGCTGACAAGCCGGAAAACGCCAATGTAAAAGCAGATCAAGAAATTTCCGATACCGACTATTCCAAGATAAAAAAGGAGCTACAGTCCGCAGAGGAAAAGAAAGAAGAATCTGTCCATGCGTCTGAATTATTAAAGGATGCTGAAAAGGATAGTGACTTAGCTACCGAAAACCATTCTGAAAAGCTTACGCTTAATGAAGGTACTAACCAATGCGAATTAACTGAAGAAGTTGATAAAGACTTAGATGCAAAATTAAAAGCACATAATGATTATATTGCTTATTTACAACAAATGATTAAGCAAGAAGAAGAAGCTTTAAAATCTGCTGATAATGATGAAATTAAAGCCGCTATTCAAAGACGTTTAGATGCTTTTATGGCTGACTTAGATGCAGCCCTTCCAGATGCCGTTAAGAATCCAGAAACTCCTGCTGAAGAAGTTATTGAGACTGAAGAAACTGCAGAAGAAGTTCCCAGTGAAGAACCAGTAGAAGAAACTCCGGAAGAAGAAGTTGCGGAAGAAACTTCAGTTGAGGAATCCCCAGTAGATGAAGCTTTAACCGAAGATACAGAAGCACAATCAGCTGAAGAAACTCCTGCTGCAGAAGAAGTAATTGCGCTTCTAGACCTCTCTGGTAGCTTAGCTTCTAAAGAGGCTGAAATGGTAAAAGCGGCAAAAGAAGCTGGTGCAACAAAAATGCATAAATTTACAGACACAGATTTTACAAAAGCGCTTAATTTTGCAAAGGCAAATGCTGATAAGAAATTCATCTTATTAACCAATGCAGATATTGAAGTTAATAAAGGCGGTAAAGAATTAGAAGCACTTCCAAATGTTGCAACTGTTAAAGCCGATGAAAAAACAGAAAGCCTTAATGAATCATTAAAGGAAGCAGTTGAAGACGACGGCTTAGATATATTATTTGCCAGCGATGAATTTAAAAAGCCAATTTCTGAAAAAGAAGTTCAAAAATATCTTGGTGAAGGCACAGATGGTGCA